CCATGTTTTTCCTTTTCTAAATCCATAGTTATCTGCTTTGAATTTCCATTTTAACCATCCAAAACTTCCATTCTGTTTTTCACCATATTTTGGCTGAATTTCATGTATTATCATCATTCCACCTCACTTTCTCCAATAGCTTTCAATGTCTGATATGTATTGAATCCCATTGGGTTATTTTTGATTGTGTTTAGCTTAGCGGATAGTTCTATGGCAGTCTGTCGCCATTGAGACTTACCGCTCTCAGCGTTTTTTAGCATCTGTCGAAGGAAATATATGTAGCCTACAACAATGCTAAGCGTTAAGATTGTTAATCCGTTTATCATTATTCAACTCCGTTGTTTTTGGTTTTAGGGTTTGTGGTTTGGGGGTTGGCTTTTTATGATAAGGAAAAGGTTTTCCCATATATGTACCCACAAAATGCCAATGCGTGCCTTTGCCACCGTTTCTTACGATTAGTTTTGCCTCTACGAGACGTTTGCCGAAGTTAGCAGGGTCTCTTTCATTCCACATCCACCACTTGTCGTTTGGTTTGTTATAAAGAATGTTCCCATTCTTTAGCACCGAGTAGTGAGGGTGTGCTTTGGCAAATTGAGTCGCCAATTCTTTTCGTCGTTTTGCTGTGGGATATTTCATTAGCTTACCCTAAATGCTAAGTATTCGCCAATTTCATACCCATACCCATCGTAATGTGCAAAATGATGTCCGTACCCATCTGCGGAAACGTATTTGCTCTGCACTTCTTCTATTTTTAACGCCATCAGTTCACCAAGCACTTCATATGATTCGTTGGCTTGCGCCTTACTAACCACCTTTAGGGGTAGTTCTGTTATTTCAGCAATGAACCAATGACTAAAGCACCCAAGCATATATCTGTCCGACAGCAGTTCGTCTTGCATAATTTCATCAATCTTATCACTGTGGATAAATCTGAAGTTCTCCACCTCGAAGTCTTCGTCTTTATCCATCATGCTAAAGATGACCGTCCTATGGTCTGTAACGAGGTTTTTAACTTCGTTAATTATCGTTTTTGTTTTTGTGTATTCCATTTTCAACTCCGTTGTTTTATGGTTTTAGGTTTTTTAATCCTTTTGGGATTAATTCTTTTGGTAAATCTTTAGCTTGGACGGTTATAACATTTCCGTTAGACAAGGTATATGTAACTATTGCTTGACTTATGGTGCTTGGGTGTTTCGAGGTAGTTTTAGACTTAACAGGGAAGTCTTCGTCGGTTATGCGTAGAAACTCCTTCAAAATTGTTGTTCGCCTTAGTTCTTCCAAATTCTTTACTTGTTCTTCGTAAAGTCCTTTTTGCCGTTCGATATTTTCAATAATCTTTTTTGTTTTGTCGCTCAGTTTTAGCATAATGCTATCCTTCCATGACTTGTGTTATTAATTCCTGTGCGTATTCACTTCGACCTTTAGCATCTTGTCGCCATTGTTTTGCTATCATGTAGTCAATTCCCATGAATTCAAGCATGGCTTCGGACGTTTCTAAGGCTTTACCCATATTCCATGTGCTTCTTTGGTCGTAAAATCCTTCGTCGAAGATTCCAAAGATTGAATCTCTGAAAAGCCCCTGTGCGAATAGCAATCCAACTCTTTTTGTGTCTAAAGGCTCTTCGAAGTCTTTCAATGTGAAATTCACCGAACATTCGCACCTGTCATCCATTATAAGATTATCCCACCCTGCCGAGCATAGCATTATTCTTGTAGCTACCCCTTTTTTGGTTAGAGCATCTGCTAAGATAACCGCCATAGCTGTTATTTCGGCGAAGTCATCTTCATCGTTACCGCAAGACATTGTCATATTCAGCCCAAGCGTAATAGCTTTGCGTTCGGTGTCTCTTTCCACGTTTTGCCAATATTCAGGTACTCCACTCATAATTCTGTCGAAGTCTAATTCATCACCGTCTTCACGGAAACGTCTTCGTCTTTTCATGGATACCCCTGTGTCTGAAAAGATTTCGGGATTAGTGAATTCTAATTCACTTCGATAATCCATCACTCTTTTTAGCACCTTTTCGGCAAGGTCGCCTGTATCTATCACCATGTGCGTTTTTTCACGATTTTTGTAATATCCAAATGCCCATGAATCTGAGGAATCACCTTGATGTCCGTATTCACCTTCCCTTATGAATTCCATGAATTCTGAATTGTCTCGAAATTCTTTTAGTATTAACCTTCTCTTGCCTTTGGGGTCACTACGTGGTACGTCATAAGATTGAAAATCTCTACCCTTGTTTTCGGGGTCTTTTACGGTTTCGATTTTGTTTGTATCAATTAACATTATTTAGCACCTTTCGATTGGGGATTAATTTCTGATTGAGCCTTTGCTATGATGTCGGTTAGCATGACTTTATCTTTTTCATTCTTTTGCCATGATACCGTCATGTCATTTAGCACTTGTTTTACGCTGTCACCGTCGATAACAGCCTTGCGCCCCTCCGCAAACAGACGTGTGGATACCACTCTTCTGAGCCTGTTTTTTGCTACCTCTTTACGTAGCTTTTTGAGGGAATTCCCAAGAGCCACGAGATTCTTTTCGATAGCTTTTTCGCTACCATCATGGGAGTAGATTTTCGGCTTTTTAGCTCGCTTTTTGTTTCCTGTCAAGATTAACTCTTCCAATCGGTCGTCATAATCGACGTATATGGTTGAGAGGGCAAATCTGTCAAGCGTAGCTTGGTCTAACTGATTCCGTCCTGTGTATTCCCATGAGCCGTTTCCTGTACCGTAGGTATTACAGCAAGCTAAGAAAAAGCACCCTTCGTGACGTTTAAGGGTGGGTTTTTCGGTGTTATTGGGAACCGATAGTATCCCATTCGCAAGGAATGAATTCCATACGACGAGCATATTAGGGTCGCTTGCATCAAATTCGTCGGCAAGGAATACTCCGCCATTCTCAGCAATCTCAATGAACGGCGTGCTAATATACCGACCATCCATTAGCATTCGACCCAAGACATGACCTTCGGACATTCCTGCCGTACATGAGATGTGACCGAACGCAGTATTTAGTGCCTCAGCTACGTTCTGAGCCAAAGTGGTTTTTCCTGTACCAGCAGGGCCTACAAGCATGACATTCCTGTGACGTAATGCCTTGCGGATTATCCGTTCCAATAGGTGATGGCTTACCTTCCCTTTGGGAATGGTAATATCATTGAATTGCTGACCTTCGACGTTAACCGATATGGAAACGTCTTCTTCTTCGTCGGTAAGACCTAACTTCTTACGAAGTTCTTCGAGGGCTTCTTTAATCTCGGCTTTTTCATCTTTTTCAGTAGCCGACGGTTTACTGGATTCGCTGTCGGTTTTAGCATCTGTTTTAGCACCGTCCTGTTCAGTAGCCGACGGTGTACTGTCAGAATCTGAGGATGGCTTTGGACGGTTATGAATTAACCGTTTTAACTGTTCTTTCCTCATGTGAGCAATCTCAGAAGTACCTTCTGAAATAGTTCCGTTTTTGGATAGTTTGTAACCGATTTTCCGTAGTTCGGCGACGGTTTTATCCCTCAAGTCATCGACTGAGTAGTAGTCTGTGGATGGGTGTGTTTCTGTTATCATGGTTTTTCTCCTAAGTTCGTTGGTTTAGGTGTAACTTTTTAGCAGGAATAGGCTGAATACGTGTCGTCATTCAGCAGGAATTCCGCTCTTCCATTCGTGAAGGTAATGGGTTCGGGTTCGAGGAACGTAGGCGTGTCCACGTACCATTTCCCCTTCGATTGATAGACGTGAAAGTCTAAGCCGTAGGCTTTAGCAACTTCGTTCATTCGTCTCTTCGTCGTAGCTGTCTCATGCCCACCTGTGCGAAGGATAGCAAGATTCTCTTCTCTGTCGATGGTTACTATAACCGTCGAGTATAGCGTGACGTTGATTCGTCCGTTCGTGCCTGCGCTTACGTTCGTAGCCTTCTTCCTGCGAAGGGCTGTTTCGAGGTTCGGTTGTTGTGTGTGTGTGTGTTTCATGTCGTTCTCCTGACGGCTGACCGTCGGTTTGGGTGTTCAAATTGGACGAGACCGCCTCGACCAACGCATATAACTTAACAAATTTGAACACGCTAAGGCAACAAATTCCTGTAAGTTACGCAATATCAAGGGTTTACGGAGGCTTAGCATGGTGTTTAGCACTGCCCCAAAATGGCAAAAAATAGGGTAAAATAGGATTTAGCATGCTGTTGGATACCGTCGAGAAGGTAGAATGAGGGAAAAAATGGTCAACGCAGGCAGGATTATTGCGGACTCAACGGTTTTTGGGAGGGGCAATCCGAAATCGTGGGGGGTGCGTGGGGAGGGGAGAGACCTCTATAAAAATTACGAGCAAAAATCAACCAAATTACTGCATACAGATTGCTTACAAGCTTGCATACAACTTGCTTACAAATAATATTTTTTAGACTATTTCTCGTCTATCTCTTATTAAATAGCTTATTAAATAACTTGTTAAATAGCTGTTTAATAGGTTGTTTAATTGCTTATTAATCTGGTACTGGTATAGGTATAGGTATATATATAATAAGTATATAATATACTTAATATTAAGAGCCTGAAAAAAGTTTAGAAATGTTTAGTGAAACAAAGGCTTGTAATAGTCGTTTGGTAATGTATGATACGGTTATAGATTAGAGCCGTGAAGGTTTATTGTCATGGACGTGAATTTGACGAGTATACCGTCTCTGAGGCTATGAAACTAAGCATTGATGCCTTGTTTGACTGGCGGAAAGCAAAAAAAAATGACTGGGTTGTTACATTTGATGGCAAAGTTATTAAAGTGCTTGCCCGCTTTGAGTTCAATAAGAGCAGGAAAAAGCCAAGCATCATTCTTCGGACGGGATACGGCGATACTTCACTGTCTTCAAAACACATCTATGCAAAGGAAACCAAGTTTTTTGATGATATCGACAAACCTTATACGTACGGTCTACCGCCGACAAGCAAACAACAGGCGTTCATCGATAGACTCATCAACAAAAATTCGTTCGATGAGCATGGAAACGCAAATGCCAATGACATAATCAGCGAATACATGGCGGTATTCAGCGATAATAATGAAAAACAAGCGCTACGTCGTGGGTTAAGGATTCTCAGAAAGAAGTCAATTAAAGAAATGGTCAACCAATCACTAAAAGAAAAGTTTGAAACACATGGTCTGGATGATGACTATGTAGCTGTAAAACTTAAAACGCTGGTGGAGGAAAGTAAAACCCCAGACAGTGTTAGGCTCTCTGCGCTCAATCGTATCGGAGATGTTTTAGGGCATACCGTAAAGGAAAAAGAAGAAAAAGCACAAAATATCATTATGATATCAGACGGGGATAAAAAATTATTAGCCCAAGTACGTCAAGATTTGAGTGACCAGCAAATTAATCAACTTATGGCTAAAGTAAAGAAGGGCGGTGTGGATGCCGTTGTTGAAAGCGAAAATACCGAAAGCTGAACTGCAAGTGGAAATGGATGTGGATAAAGATGCCTTTATCAGTCTTAACGGTAAAATGTATCCCATTGACGGCGCTGTAAGTGAACTTGTAATGTCTATGCTGGAAGAAATTGTCTCTTTGAGAGAGCAAATTAGCGTTTATAATGAATATTTGGGTGAAGGAGGCGATGCGTAATGCCCGTCTGGTATGGTACAGGGGAAATGCGCTACTCGGATGGGGCATCCCGTCTTGTTAAAACGCTGAAAAAGAAAAAACAACGTCCAAAAAAGAAAAAGAAATCCAAGAAAAAGTGAGCTGGAAACGCATATTACTTATTTATATCCTTTACTTGGGTAAAGGCTGGGCATGACATTCGATTATACCCCCGAAGAGCGTGAGGCATTGCTCCGCCGTATGTATGTTGATATATTTTTCTTCGCTAAATTCATACTCGGCGACCATGAACAGCCCATGAACTATCATATTCGCTCCAAATCTCCAGATTTTCACAAAGAGGTAATCAATAAATTGCTCAATCTCGGTGTGGGGGAGAAATTGGCGGTGGTCGCTCCTCGTGGTCATGCCAAATCGACCCTTATCAACCTCGTCTATCCCCTGCACCGCATATTATTCGACGAAGAAAAGTTTATTTTGCTTATATCGGAATCAGAAACGCAGTCCAAGTATTATTTGGAAGCATTGGGGAATGAAATTGAGCATAATGCCAAGCTCAGATACTTTTTTGGCGACCGTAAGGGTAAAACGTGGGGTAAAGAAGAAAAAGAATTCATTTCGGGTTTCGACGTTGACGGAAATCCTAACTCATGGGTAAAAGTGCTTGTACGTGGTACTGGACAGAAGGTTCGTGGTCTAAAATATGGCGCATATCGTCCGACTTTAACGATTATTGACGATGGCGAGGGCGAACGGAATACTGCTACTCCTGTATTGCGAGACCAATTTCGTGCGTGGCTGAATGGGGCTGTAATTGCGGGTAGTAATGATGCCCGCCTTATTTTTATCGGCACAGTCGTAGACGAACAAAGTTATTTAAATCGTATCGCTGGGCCAATGGCATTCGACCGTAAAGGGAATCGAAAGCGTAAAGGGTGGCAAACGATGTTCTATCAAGCTATCTTGCAAGACTCGCCCGATGGGGAATTTGTAGCCAGCGGGAAGGAAATCGTCGGGGCAGATGGATGTCCAAGTGTATTGTGGCCCGACTATCGTTCCTATCAATGGCTTAATGATGAGCGGGAACGGCTGATGTCCGAGGGTGATGTCGCCTATTTTTATCAAGAATATCAAAATATACCGATGGACGACAGCTTCCGTGTGTTTAAGAAAGAACATATTCAGTATTGGGACGGGGCGTTTGGGTTCAATAACGACCAACCCGTCATTATTTTAACGGAAGATGGCGAACGGCGGGAAATTCCTGTGAATATTTTTATAGGCGTTGACCCTGCATCTTCAGAAAATGTAAAAGCCGACTATACGGTAATTATGGTGATAGGCGTGGATAAGGAAAATAATATATATGTTATCGACTATTTTCGTGGACAGGTGACCCCGATGGACGGTGCAGATAAAATATTCGAAATGGCTGAAGCCTATAAACCAAAAGAAATTAAGATTGAAGAGACAGGTCACGTGATGTTGGCGGAATATGTGATAAAAAAATCAAAAGAAATGGGAAGATTTTGGAACATTTCGCCGAAAAAAGCGATTAAAAGTAAGTTTTACCGTATTAAACAGCTTCAACCCTATTTTGCGTCGAAAGCTATGTTTATGAGGGAAGAACATTTCGAATTGGAACAAGAATTACTCAACTTTAAAGAACACGGCTCATTTAAAAAGGATACGCTGGATGCATTACGATGGGCTTTGGACGACATCTATTCACCAAAGGTAACATACAATGATGAAGGTGAAATTATCCCCTATCAACCTCGACCAAAGGGTATGGACTGGCAAACAGGACAACTTATTTATGCATAAACATGGAAAAAATATTTTGGTAAAACGTCACAATTTTGTAACATCCACTGAATATCTATGATAAAGATAAAAAAAATAGACCTTTCTGACATTTCTGCGCATGACGTACGAGATGAATATACGCTATTTCAGAGCAATGCTACGGATTTTCGCAGTCAAATGGCTGAAGATGAGGAATTTTACCTCGGCGTTCAGCTTACCCCCTCTCAAAAAGACTATTTATTAAGCGTAGGTCAACCCCCAGAGGCAAATAATAAAATTCGACCTGCTGTGGAGCAAGTATTGGCGAATATATCTGGCGCATCCCCAGAATGGGATGTTCATGCCATCGGTAAAACGGATAGCGAAGTCGCCTACGTATACAATGCGCTTTTAGACAAAGTGTGGTACGATTCTAACGGGGATAGGCATTTTCGGAATGTATGCAGAGATTATATCGTAAAAGGTGTGGGTTATCTCTATGTATATCCCGATTGGCAGGCTGAGAATGGTGCAGGCGGTATTCGTATTAAACGTGTTTCGCCCGAAAGCGTATTTGTAGACCCGAACTCAACCGACCCATTTTTTAGAGATGCGTCGAGCATTATACTTTCTGATTTGCATACGAAAGAAAGTTTGAAATCTCACTTCCCTGAATATGCTGATATTATTGAAGATGCACGTGAGGATGAATATAAGAATGAGATTGGTGCAGATGGATACAACCGAGATAAGATTATTCGTCGGAATGATGTGACCTCAGATGGTCAGCCAAAGGTGCGAAAATTTGTGCGGTGGTGCTATGTGAATGTACCTCACGTGATTTTGACGGATTTATTGACGGGTAAGTATGAAACATTCGACCGAGAACAATATAAAAAGATGATAAAAGAGCCTCGGTATAAGGCTTATCTTGAAAACGGCCAAATTGAAGAGCAGTTGACTTATATACGTCAAGTGCGTGAAGTGTTTGTGATTGGTGATAAGGTTATTTACGATGAGGTGCTACCGATTGACAGGTTCCCGATTGTACCTGCCTGCAATGAGCATAATGGGACACCTTATCCCGCTGGTGATGTTCGCCATGCTAAAAGTCCTCAGCGGATGCTAAACCGTACAGAGGCGTTGCTGATTAGCCACGCCACGTCTACGGCAAGCTTTAAGTTGATATATGAGGACGGTGCAATCGACCCAGAAGAAATAGAAAAATGGCTTATACCGAATGCGACGATACGTGCGAACCCGAATGCGTTGGCAAATGGTAAAATTAAGGAATTCGCCCCGCCGTCCATCAGTAGCCAGCTCTATTCTGAAAAACAGCGTTATGAAATCGACATTGAGACGATTTTTGGTGCATATAAATTTCAACAGGGCGACCCTCGTGGTGCTGTTGGAACGGTGGGGGAAGCTCAAATTATTGACGAGGCATCTGCCCGTAAGCAAAATTGGAAGATATTGCCTGTATACGATATGTTGAATGAGGTTGGCAAGTGTGTTGCATTATACTCCCCTTATGTTTATGACAAACAGCGAGTATTGCGCATTGTAAATCCATTGGGCATAGAAAAAGAATTAACGATTAACGTACCTGTTATTAATGACTACACGAATGCGGTTGAGCGAATTTATGATGTGGCAACGGCTGAAGTGGATATTCGAGTGGTTGTTGGCAGTACACGTGCGAAAAGCCCAAGTGCGAATTTAGCCAGAGACATCAATTTGATGCAGGCAGGTATTTATGATAAAACCCAAGTGATAATGAATATGGAGGGCGATGTGGATAAGACTGCATTGATTCAGCGCATGGGCGAAATATCAAATTTAATGTCTGAAAATCAACAGTTAAAAGAGCAGAATAAAGCATTATCTGGAGATATTCAGACGAGAGAAAGAGAATTGTTCCACGCCAATATGCGTGCGGAAGTCGCAAATGCCACAAAACCTGTGGCTCAGGCTGTGAGCAACTTGCGAGCCACCGCAAAGGCGGAACAGGACAAACAAAAAGAGATGACCCAAGAGACCGCAAGGGATTTGGAGTTTATCTCGGACGAAACGATTAACTCAGAAACCAAAGCCCCCTCTCCTCTAAACGAGGGAATTATGGGTGTGGGGTAACTTAGAAAGGAAGCGAGCATCGTATGGGTAAAACGACAGAACAGCAGACCCAAGACATTGGTGGTGACAACTTGATGGATGCATTGAATACATTTAATGCAGAGACAAGCCCACCTGAATCGGAAGCTCCTGACGCAGAAGAACTGACGGCAGAAGCCAGCCAACCCGAACCCGATGTGAAAGCGGAAGCTAAAACGTCTGTGGAAACAGATGAAGTGGAAACGACAGAAACGGATAAAGAGCCAGCTTGGCTCATCGAAAGCAAGTTTAAAGACGATAAGGACGGCAAACACAAGCTTGCAGAGGCATATCGGAATATGCAGAGTATGAAAGACAAGGCTGAAGGTGAACTCCGAGAACGGAATGAGCGATATGAAAAATTGGCTGAATTGGATACATGGCTGAAACAGAATCCAGAAATGGTGAAGATGATGCAAGGTGAAGTCCAGCGCCAAGATGCTCAGACGGAAGGGCCACCAGCGAAGCCTGAAGATTACGACATATATGAAGAGAGTATCGATGGCAGTTCATCGGCGGAATGGCGACGGAAACATGACGATTGGCTGATGGAGCAAGGCGCAAAGCGTGCCATATCATATGTAGACCAACGGCGTGCGGAAGATAGGCAACTTGAAGCGCAACGCTCTGAGGTGAATGCATTGAAAGCTATTGGTATGAGCGAAGATGAAATCAAGCAATTTTACGGTTTTATGAATGACCCGAAGAACGTCACTCCACAGAATATGGTTGAGGTATGGAAAAGACTCGACCCACAGGCTCAGACAAAGACAGAAGCCAAAGATGCGGAGTCCGATAATGAGACTTCTGAAGGCAATGTGAAGAAAGCAATGGCAAAAGTACCCAATGCGGGTGCAGTGGACGGTAAATCCGCCCCTGTTCAGAGCGCTCAGAACAAGCAAGAAGAAGAATGGTGGACTGGCATTATGGCTAATTCAAGGTAACTCGACGGTAAAATAAGATTGTATTTGCAGTTGCGATAAGCAGTTGCATTTTTGGCAGTAGCGCCGTCGGGTAAGAACATAGGAAGGAAAACCTAATGGCGTTCAAATATGGTAGCGGAACTTCAACACAGTTCTCAGACGGTACGCAACGGCAAGTGCTTGAACTTGGGCCAGAGATTCATTATTTCAACCCAAGTGTTACCCCTATCCTGACTGTTTCTGGGCGTATGTCCTCTCATGGAACACCTGTTCCGATTTTTGAGTGGATGGAAGACGAATATTTCGTTAAGCGCTCTATCAGTCTAACTGCTGGCGAAATGACAGCAAATGATGAGGTGGTAGATAGTGCTACTGGCGGTGCAGACGGTCATCAATCAATAATCAAACTCCCCCGACAAGCTCAAATGGAAATGTTTGAAGTCGGTGGTGTTTACACAATCTCAGGTTCATCCGCACAGGGTTCTGGCGGTTCTGGTGCAAATACGCATTTCATGTGTATTGCAGTGGGGAAAAATGTCAACCTGAGTTCTCCCTCAGATAAACACGTTCAGTTTGTAGGCGGAACATATAGTTCTGGCACATGGACATTCGACACAGTAGCCGATGCTACGGATATGATTACGGCTGGTCAAGCGACCACCATCACATTCGTGGGTACAGCTTCTGGTGTTGGTAGTTCCAGCAGTAAGGCATCTTACGAGGCTGGGACAGATGGTGCATCACTAACTGACGGTGAAACCTTTGCCGTTCGTGGCATTGAAGGTATCGCTGAGGGTGCGGGTGTTGGTAAAGCATCACAGAAAAAAGTGCGCAGGCTTTCGAACTGCACACAGATTTTCCGTGAGCCTTACGAAATCACTCGTACTGCTCGTGTATCTCAACAGTACGGCGGGCCAGAGTTGGCTCGGTTGCAGGCTCGTAAATTGGCACAAATTAAGGTCAATGTAGAGTATGCAATGATGTTTAACGGCGCAAAAAGCCTCGATTCCTCTTCTGCTAACCCGAAACGTGCGTTTCAGGGCTTAGGTATTGGCGGAAATGCGGGTGTTATTCAATCTAACAATGGATATGACAACACAGATATGCAGTTGGCAGATTCCAATGGTAGTTTGAATGATTTTGATGCACTTGTTGAAAACATCTTCCAAGACACTGTTGACGGAAGCATGGAGAAGACGGTGTATGCATCAAATAAATGGTTGCGTAAGCTGGCAAAGATGGTGCGTGCCGATGGTTCAACTACATTAAACTCAGCACAGGGCGCAGAGACCAAAGCGGGTCTGCGTGTGCTTGAGTATGTTGGCCCAGTTGGTAAGCTAAACTTTGTGCCTCATCCTTTACTTAAAGGTGGGTATGACGATTATGCAGTTGCCATTGATGAATCGAACTTTGACGTTCGTGTACTTTCTGAATCTGGATTCCAGTTGCGGAAAGATATTGTTAAAGACGGTTCTGATGGTCAGACCGATGAATGGCTTGTAGAGCTTGGCCCTGAAGTCAGGCAAGAGCAAACACACGCTGTTTTAAAGCTAACCTAAGCAGTATGATTGAGGGGGCGGGCGACTGCCCCCTCATCTAATTAAAAGAAAAAGGAAATAAAATGGCAGATAAAGTAAGATATTCAATCAGCGTTACTCCAATAGAGGAAGTAACAGAGCATTATGGATATGCTGGAGAGGATGTTGATGTATTAACGGATAACACAACAAGAACTACTGAGGTAATTGCTACCCACGTTCAAGAAACTTTGGGGTGTAGCAGTCAAGACATTTCTCTTGTGACGAATTTTGGTACAATGACCAATTCAACTAATGGCTTTGCAAGCGGAAGTGCTTATTATTTAAGCGCCCCAGCAAATACTGCTGGACTTGCTATGCCCGCCTTAGCAAGTTGTGATGTTCTTTATATTGAAAATACTGGTTATCAGCAGTCTTCTTCCAGCGCTACGAAGGGAACAACAGCAAACACAACAGATTATTTAACCGTTGAAGCTGGAGATAATGGTACAATTTTAGCTATTTTGAAAGCTAATGAAGGAATTGTACTCCCAATAAAGGGCGGTGCTAATGCAAGCGCTTTTTATATCTCTTCAACTGAATCAGATGGAACTACTGCTGGTGCTAATACTTTGGGTGCAAAATTTATAGCATTAACTTAAAAACATATTATGAGATACCAAGAAGCATATGAATTAATAGAGGCGGGTTTACTGAAGGCGAATTTGAGTTTTCCTGTTATGGAATCTTTGAAGGCGACTATCTTTGATGAAAAGGTGAATGAAGTGGGTTTGCGCTCTGTAAAGAAGCGGAGCAGTGAAAGCTTTACTACCACGAAGACCAACGTGTATACGTTTACGAATGCAGATATCAGCAACAAGGTTTATAAGGTACAGTTGGACAAAAGCAACGTGCCTTTTGTGAGCGAAAAGCGGTATATCGAAGACCTTGACGAAAACCAAGTGGATGAAATTGGTTATTTCATTAAAGTGGAAGGGTCGGACACCAAAATTTATTTTACAAAGGATACGGATGCGGGAAAAACGCTTAAAATATTCTATTATGCTAAGCCGACTGCTAAGTCTGCTGTAACAAGCAATGTGGATATACCTGCTCAGTTGATACCTGCCTGCGTACATTATTCATTGGCTCATTTTTTAGCATTGGACGGTCAGATGCAGATATCATCTGGACATCGTGGATTGGGCCGTCAGATTGAGATGGAATACATTGAAACAGACAATGCCCGTGAAGCAAAACCCGACATATTACCTCTCCCATTACAGGATTTTATCTAATGGCAAGTTTTAAAGTACAAATCGAAGATATGATAGGGTCGGTAGGGGACGACCAATTTTTAGCAGACAGCATTAATGCGGTATCGAAAGAAATTATAAACGCTATGCCCGAAGACAAGCTTTGGTCTGTGAGTGAAGAGTCAAACGAATCCAGTTCGAATGGATTGGCGACAGAAGATAGTAAGGTATTGGGTGTCTTTAGAGAGAATGGGACGAATGACGAGTTTGTGTCGTGCAAAGAAGTTCCCATGTATTATGAGCGAAAGATTCAGGATAGCAGTTCTTTGTTTTACCCATCATCGGTTGAACCTGTTTTTTTATTAAAAGGCGGAAAGGTGTATGTATATCCCGCCCCATCGGCGAGCAATGAAGCTTTTAAAGTGGTGAGCGCTAAATACCCTGAACTGACATCAATCACGGTGGCGACTGCCAGTAGTATTAGTACATTCCCTGATGAGTTAGAGCATTTGATTGTTTTAGGGGCATCTTCACGTGGATTACAGTATTTGATGGCACGGGTGAAGGATAATTTATCGGGTTTAGCACCGAGTTTCGTTGCTCCGAGTTTCCCCAGCATTAGCACGCTAAGCCTTAGCGTTGCACCAAATGCGCCTTCGCTAAGTAATCAGAGTGTTTCGTCGCTCGGAACAGCACCTGCTTATACAAAGCCGAGTTTTGTTGCACCAGTGTTTCCGACTATCAGCACATTAAGTCTTAGCACAGCACCAATTTCACCATCGCTTAGCAGTCAAAGTGTTGCAAGCTTGGGTACAGCGCCGAGCTATACAAAGCCAAGCTTTGTTGTGCCATCGTTTCCCAGCTTACAAACGCTTAGCCCGTCTAACGCTCCAAGCGCACCTGCGTTAAAGCCGTTGAGTTATAGCGATGCAAGTAAAACCGATTTTGGA